GGCAGTACGCGGCGTATGGATCGTCAAGATCGAGGAGCTCGCTTGGTCGGACTGCCCACAGTTTTGCGTGGTTGTACACTGCCCACACGCTTGGTAGGTTTGCTAGGAAACGGGGCGATCGAGTCCGTGCTCCCCATGGCCCGGCCGAAGATGAACATCTTGTCCTCAAGCTCGATCTCATCCACGTACAGCAGATCGTCCTGGCGATCGGCTTCGTCATCGGGTGTGGGATGCACCTGAGGCTCGATGGCGACCGAGATCACGAAGGCGTCGACCGCGCCGAAGACGTCCTTGAGCTTGCTCGGATCCGCCAGCAGCTCGGACACATCGACTGAATCCTCGGAGAGATCCTCGCCCTTCTGATCTGCGATGGCGCCTTGCACGACCTTCAGCAGAGCGTTGGGGATGTTGCCGCCCTGGATGAATCCGGTCATGCTCGTGTGCTTGAGAACCATGGACAGACCCGAGGGGAGCTTCACCGCCTCGGGCTTCTTCTTGAAGTCCGACACAGAGCTGGGACGGTTGGGCAGATTGTTGCGAGGTGAGACAGGCATCAGGTCCTCCAGGGGATCTATTGACAGGGGAGACTACGGCACGATGGCCGTGGCGGTCTCATTCTGGACGAAGCTGTACAGCTTGAAGTCCGGCGAGGAGCCAGTGTTGTTGCCGAAGCCGGTGCCCGTGGCCTTAGACACCCAGAACTTGCTGTTGGCCATCTCGCCGTCGAAACCACCGTCGGCCTTGCAGCGGTACACGATGCAGTGGAGGTCGCCGCCGGAGTCGCTGATGGCCTGGCCCTCGACCTGGAAGTACGGCCGCTGGTCGGTGGTCAGCTTGTTATATGTGGTCTTCGAGTTGGGCGAGGTGCCCGTCGTGGTGAGCGAGCCCCCCATGATGACCATGTAGGCGGCCAGCGAGATACCGCCGGAGTCGAGCGTCCAGTTGACCATCGGGCCGCCGCCGTGGCTGGCCAGGTTCTGGTCGTCGCCCTTCAGGATCTCGAAGGTCTCAGCCTCCTTGAACGTGAAGATCTGAGCCACCGGCAGATCCACACCCGATCCGACAGTGCCGTCGCTCGCGATCGGGTACACCTTGACATCCCGCAGACCGAACGGTAGCGGAGGGTTAGCTAGCGCCATCTTGTTCCTTTCTCATTGTCGGAGGGTTGGCGAATCTACGAGTGTCCACCAGCTCGCCGGTGACCACGCTGAACGTGTGGAGCACCACCACACCGGGGCTGGCTCCACACCCACGGCGCACGCACTTGACCTCGATGATCCGAGAGTCGGTGTCGAGCTTGGCGTGCATCGTGCCATCGCATCGTAGGTCGATCATGAGAGTCTCCTAGCGCTTCTCTAAGCGATTCAGGTTCGCTCATCGACGAATGATGCGCAGGTCATCATCCACAGCATGAGGCCCCACTCCCAGACTTCCTGGGGCGGGGCCTCGGGTCACGCGCGCCGGCGATCGATCAGGCGTCGCTCGACGAGCCAGTGCTCGAAGGGACCGAATCGTCCATCGTCGGGGTCGAAGTCCTGGAGGTCGTGTCCGAAGACGACGAGCTGGCCGCGGGCGAGTCTTCCGCGACCAGCTCGACCGGGGGGTTCTGGGCCGCCTCCGCGGCCGCCTCGTCGTCGCTGAGCAGGTGGAACTCGTGGGCCAGCACCGGGTGCTCGGCGATGAACTCGGCCACGTGCGTGTTGAGCTCCACGGCCACGCCGGAGACGAACGAGATCGCATCGCCTTCGAAGTTCTTCAGCACGGTCTCGGCGTCGGCGCCGAGACCCGCCAGATCCACCTTGCTCAGGATGCGAGTTCCGGCTTCACCGATGTACTTGAGCAGCTTCATGCCGCCCTCCAATCTAGACCATGACGGCCTGGAATCGAAGATACCTGAAGATGGTGTCGAGCGTGACATCGTCGAAGTCGGCGCTCTGCTCCAGGAAGGTTGTCCAGACGACACTATCACCAGCGGACTTGGAGTTCAACCGAAAAGCGGTCTTCACGAGACTGCAGTAGGTGTCCAGATTCACATAGCTGGGGCGCTCGTCGTGGATGTACACCGTGAAGAACTGTCGGTGGGGGCGAGCCGGCACGTCCGGATCGTCGAACCCCTCGTCGGTGTCGTTGCCCAGTCGATACACGATGTAGGGCTTTGTGTGCTGAGCGGTCATCATCGACCCCCCGCCGAAGACTCGGTCGGCGAAGATGGCGGCCAGCCCGGAGTCGGAGGTCAAGACGGTGAAGATGTGCTGTCTGGCTGTCATGTCTCACCCCCCGAACCTTGTGTGGAGATGTCCTCGATCATGGTGCCGGCGAATCGCTCCAGCGTCGGCATGAGAATGGCGAACCGACCACTCTGTATGACCTCCAGCCACAGACCATAGTCCACCTGGTGGTATAACTGAATGTACACCGCACCACCGCTCTCAGAGACATCCACGTCGAGCATACGCCGAGCGTCGCCGGTTCTATCTGCCCAGGGGGCGTTCTGCTTGGCGTAGTTCAAGATGTCCTGGGCCAGCCGGATGCATCGCTCCTGAACCTGAGCCATCACCGTAGTCGGAGCCTCCTCTAGAATCACCGAGAGAGTGTTCTCTAGAATGAAGAAGCCCGACAGTTCGGTCACGAGCTTAGATCTCCTTGTCCCGGATCTCGATCAGGATTGTCACCCGATCGGCTAGAGCTCTGATCTGGGTCTTGGGCTCAATGCCCATGACCTTAAACCAGGTACCGTTATAGAACCACTCATCCCACCGCTTGACGTCCACACCGGGAGTGGCGACCAGTGAGTACTGGACGTTGGGGATGTCGCCGTCGGCGGTGTGGTCGGTGAGGTTGGTGAGTCGGCGCTTGTAGGGAATGAGTCTCATGATCTGAGGGGCCACATTGACCGGAGTGCCCTTTCGCCAGGCCCCCGCGCCGTCGTCCACACGGGGGTATCTGACCAGCGAGACTGTCACCGGATCGGCGGCTATGTAGGCGTCGAGAACCCGGCGCCTCAGCTTCAGCTCCAGAGCGTTGGATGATGCACTCACCAGGGCATCGACCTCCGGTTGGTGCCGATGCGAGTCTGCCCGATGACCACCGGATTCTCAGGCACTGAGGCCCAGTATCTGGCCATGGCCATGGCCTGCTCGTGGGCCTGACTCATCTTCCGGGAGGAGTTGCCCTCCTGGACGTCTACCAAACCGGCCAGCTCGGCGCCCTTACTCCGCCAGGCCATGGCGGTGGCTCGGTTAATCAGCTGATTGTTCAGAGTCAGGAAAGACTGGATCTGATCGTCGGTGAACATGGTGTCGTCGGCGGTTCCGCCCGCCGGAATCATCTCACCGACCTGCATGCGGACCTGATCCGCCGGCGACATCATGATCTACTCCTTCTTCGCCGCGTCGTCTGCCTGCAACATCCTGATCAGCGTCGAGCGCTTGACCGGCCGGGGCACGTCGAGTTCACGACGTGTCGCTTCAGCGCCAAGCGCCGCGGTGGTCATCTCTTCGTAACTCACCACTGAGTCGCCGTCGTCTTCGACGATCGGTTCGTCCTCGATGAGCTCCTCCACCCCGGAGGCGACCTCCGCCGCCTGAGCCTTCTCGGCGTCGGCCTGCTCCTTCAGCTGTAGCCGGAACGAATACTCCGGGTGGTTGCTGAAGAACGTGCCGGTCTCGCCGTTGCGAAACACCACGATACGCTCGTTGTTGGAGTCGTAGAGCTCCGGGCCCTCCAGCTCCTGGTCTGTCGCCATGTTCTCCTCCTTCCTTCGATCCTAGCCGTGTGGGGCGGCCCACTATATGACCTAGGCCCCACACCGGCGGATGGTCACGAGTTGTACGCGGTGGGAACCGTGTAAGTGGTTGTGGTTGAGTTCACCAGCTGGACGACCAGACCGCCGCCGCGCTGCCGGACGCCGGTGCCGAAGCCGCGGCGGTAGTGCGCCTCGGTGAGCGGATACGATCCGTTCACCCCGGGAATCAGCATGAGGCCCTGGTAGGCCGGGTTGCTGTGCTGCCGCATGCCGACCGGGTTGTTGATGTTGAGGGCGCCACCCGAGACCAGTGCGCACACGTAGCCGGCCGGGATGTACGGCTCCTCGATGATGTGGAACGGACCGTAGGTGCCGATCTCGCCGTCGACCGGGGTGCCGTCGGGACGACCGACGATGCCGAGCGACTGAGGCTGATAGACACCGCCGCCGGTCCCAGCGGAGGGGATGTAGTCGTACCGGGCGCCGTTGGCCACCTTGAAGGCCCGAATCTTCAGGCCCTCCTGGCGGTTGACCCAGAGCACCAGGTCGTACCCATTCTGCAGGGTGTACCCGTGGTTGTAGAAGTCGGTCTCGATGTCGTCGATCGTGGCCGGCTGCAGCGCCGTGTTCTGCACCTGGGACGGCAGGCCGTACGAGGTGTAGAAGTGGGTGTGGGACCCGGTGAACGTGATGTTCTTGTACGCCGGAGGAACTTCGCCGTCGCCGTTGTAGAACTTGTACACGGTCGTTGGGATGTTCCGGTCGGCGATGCCCACGCCGTTGGCGCTGTTGAACACGGTCGACATGACTTTCTTGAAGGTCAGCCGGTTGTCCGCCTCCAGTGCCATGTTGGTGTAGTTGTCGATCTGAGCGCGACTCGCCTCGGCCAGGAACATCCAGGTGTACCGGATGGCCAGGTCGTAGAACTTGAAGTCGTACCCGCGGTAGTAGTAGTTCCCGCCGCGGATGCCGACCGGCTTGCCGTACTCCGAGGCCTCCTCGAAGTCGACCTCGGTGGGAACACCGACGTAGCTGACCAGCTCGTCGACCGGGAAGGTCAGGTAGTCAATGAGCCGCTCTCGCTGCTGGTTCCAGGTCTCCAGGATGACCTGGATCTCGTCCCAGATCTCGTTGATGTCCGAGCCGTCGGCCGCCTGGACGAGCACGTCGCCGCGCTCCAGGGTGCCTTCGTCGAAACCCCGGACAGCCATGTCCTTGAGGTCCTCGCCCTCGAGCATCCGAGCGAAGATGTTCTTGCGGGTGACCGGATTGGAGTACACAACCGGTGTCTCGCCGTAGAGCATGTCCTGTGGCATAGTAAGTTCCTCCTCTCAGATCTCTCAGGCCGCGCGCTTGGCGGAGCCGCCGAGCACGGTGATGGAGTTGCCGGCGCCGTTCGCCAACACGTCGACCGCCAGAGTCTTGGCGGTGGTGGTGTCGACCGTGACCTCAGCGGCCGAACCGAACAGTACAGGACTGCCGGTGGCCCCCTGGATAGTGACCCGACCAACAGCCACGGCCTTCGTCGGACTGTGGAAGTTCACCGTGGCTTCAACCTCGAACGGGACCGCCGTCACCGCGCTGAATGCCGAGGCGGTGCTGGCGGCGATAGAGGTGCCGGCGATACCGCCCAGCCGGACGTTGAAGACATCGGTGTGGGTACCATCCAGGGTGATCACTCCGAAGAACTTGAACTCGTACACCGAACCAGCAGGAACCTCGTTCGCGTCCAAGTTCATGGACAGCAGCGGAGTCTCGGTGGTGGCCGCTTGGGCGGTGCCACTCGCGGTCAGACCCAGAGCACCGGCGCCGGCGGATCCACCGATGTCGACTCGGACCACGAGTCGGTCGAGACCGACCGTGAAGCCCACCTGAGGGCCGTCGGCCGGGTTGGTCGTCAGGACACCGTCGGATGCCGCGTAGTAGGCCTGAACCGCCACGTAGCTGGCGCCGGGGTTGGTGATCTCCCCCGAAGTCATCACGTCGACGATGTTGCCCGCCTTGCC